AAAGCGGAGGAGAACCGTAAGGGCGAATGGAAGATGACCGATTCGGACCTGTATGTGTTGGATCAGATGATGCCGTTCATGGGGCGGCTGCGCCGCCTCATCCCAGGCGAGGAAAAGTATGAGAAGCGTTGGATGACGACGTTCATGTCGACGATGTTCGGTGGTGGCCTGCGGGCGAACACCCCTGAGGAGCAACGCAACCAGTTGATCCGCATGCAGCGTGAGTTGTCGGACGACATGAAACGCATGATCGACATTGAGGTCCGCAACGTCTAGACTCGCTGGGACGAAAGCAGGTTAGGTTGATGGACTTCATCTCACGCGACGATTGGCACGCCAGACCGCCGAAGAGGCCGTTCACGCGGCTGCGTTCTTCCCGTGTCGTGGGAATAGTCGTTCATCACTCTGGCGTAGTCGACCCGCCACAGGGCGTTACCGCAGTTCGAGCCTACGAGCGATACCACATGGATACTCGCGGTTGGAACGCTGTTGCCTACAACTGGCTTGTTGACGAAAACGGAGTGATCTATGAGGGCCGAGGTTCAGGGATCGTTTCTGGCGCTACCAAGCACTACAACTTTAAAACAGAAAGCATCTGTTACACGGGCTTCGGAGGCAAGAAGATTCCCGAACCTGCCCTCATAGGCATCTCAGAGGTTATTGCAGACATCCAGTCCCGTTACGGAGGGAAACTGTGGTTGAAGGGCCATAAGGACTTGTCGTCGACGGCGTGCCCTGGAACAGAGTTGCATGCATGGTTGGTCAACGGATGCGTTCTTTACGCTGGGAACCCGTCAACTATCGACTTTGAGGGGATAGCACGGTTCTTCCGCGAGTTGGGAGCTGTTCTTGATGCCAAGCCGTTGTCGAGGCTGCGGCGTTCCCGAGGCGAAATGGTTCGATGGGTGCAAGCCCGCTTGCGGGACAAGGGTTACGACCCTGGGCCGGTCGACGGTGTCTTCGGGGCGAAGACGAGGTTGGCGGTAAAAGATTTCCAAACCAATCTGGGGATTCTGCGGAAAACGGGGGCAGTGGACCGTTCAACGTGGGACGCTCTGTTCCTCTTGTAGGAGGTACTTTCAATGCCTAAAGGAAAAGGATACGAAACGTTTGAGGATACGTTCGGCAGTCAAGACGACCAGCCCAACGACTCAACGTCTTCGTTCACCATGTGGGACATGAGTCAGAAGGCGAAGAAGGCTGCCTCGTATCTACGCAGCACCAATCTCGGCAACGCCAACAGCGGTGGCCGACCATTCGGAAAGTAGGTTCTGATGCGTGACGGCAAAACGCCGAAACTGGTAGCCACTGGTCGTATTCTGGTCGACAGCGTGAAACGCGGCAGTTTTTCGCTGCCGGCAGGCCAGTCGCGTTCAGCAGCCCGCAAAGCTCTGCGAGATTGACAGTGGGCCAGAAGCGCCCGAAACGTCCGAAGCCCCGCTACTAGCATGCCGCTCAAACGCGGATCCAGCCGTGCGACAGTGTCGCACAACATTGGTAAACTAATCGGTGAGGGCTATCCGAAAGATCAAGCAGCGGCTATAGCCTACTCAAAGGCTGGCCGCGGAAAGAAGGGGAAGTGACTACGTCATCAAAGTTTTCGTGGGGTTCATGGGGCGAACGGGCAGCGTGGACTGCGGTGCAGGCTTTCACTGCTGTCATCATCATCGGTGACCTTTCAACGCTTCGCACTGCGGTTATCGCAGCGGGAGCAGCGTTGTTGTCGGCAGTGAAGACGCTAGCCAGGGAACGACTCGGGTCGTGAGTGAAGAGGCGCCGCTCGATTTCGAGGCGGCGTGGTCTTCGTGGTTTGCCAGCTCTGTCAGGCAGGAACTACAGGAGGGCATCACCACAGAGTTGGAGCGTGCCAGCGGCACGTTCGAGGTTGAGGACGGCACCCACGCCAAGTGGAACGGTGAACACCTCGGCGTGTTGACCGTGTTCACCACAGACGAAGTGATCGCCTTGTTGTGTGCGTGGGAAGAAGCCGAGCGTGGCAACTGGTTGGCTCAGAAGGAAATGCTGATCTGGTTGGAGAAATGGATGCAGTTCATTACTTGTTGTGTGGAAGCAACTCCGCCTGATTGTCTGGGTTGAACCACTGTCGACCTAGTCGTTCTTGAACGACGGAATCGTCGCTGAGGATTTGTCGAAGGTTCGCGATGATTTTGTCTCGTTTTCTTGCCACAGTCGTTTTAGGCATTCCGATAACACGGCCAACAAAACGCAGAGACAACCTAACAACAACAAGCATGTCGAAAAGCCAGCGGTCATCTTCATCCAGGGTGTCGAGAGCGTCGGCTAAAGCCTCGCGTAGGGTGAGCTGTTCAAGAACGGATTCTTCTGGTTCGTTGGTGGGGTCGCAAACAAGGAGTGCCTCCAACCCTGAGAAGGGGCGGGTGAACGCCGAGGTGTGCATGTGGCGGTCGCCCGTCCGACCCCACGGGAGAAGGGGATCGTAGAGGGATTCCTTGCGTCGGCCGTCATTCGATGACACTGTCAGTCCAAGGGAAGAGGGACGGCTTGAAGCCGTAGTATGCTTTACCCTCTCGGAACGACCCTGGGGTCGCCTCTCCCTTGTCAATGAACTTCGTGATCGTTTTCAACGGAACAAACGCGTATTGCTGTTTCGGTGTCGACCAGATCCACAACCAGACGGGCATCTGCCCGTCCCACATGGTCAGAGCTGACAGTTTTTCCTGTTTCAACTTGAGGCCGTTCTTGCCGCAACCCATGACTTCGATGAGTGTGTTGACGGTGACGTAGTCAGGGGTGTACCGCAGGAACAGCGGCAGTGTCTCTATCGAATAGGGCGGACGGTTGAACCCGTACCGTGCCCACCCTTCGGTGCGTTCCTCGAATGCTCCTTCGGCTTCGTCGCCCATTGATCCGTATCGTTGCTCCCATGGCAGGTCTGCGAAACTCACCGTGGAATCTTTTTCACTAGAAGCATTTGGATTAGCCTATCGTCTGGGTAGGCGACGCCGTTGAGGGCGTCTTCGACGAGTTTACACAGGTTGGATGCGTCGGCAGTGAGGGGCGAGATGGCCTGGTCGATTGGGCCGATGGTTACGTCGGTCCAGTCGGGGTGGAAGACCATGGTCATGGAGACTGGTTCTTCGTAGAAGGGGCCGTCGTACAGGTCGGCTACGCGTTGTTCCGCATCAAGGGTTTTCTTGTCGGTGTAGGCGCGGCCGCGTGCGAATCGTGGCCGGCTCTTCGACTTGGGTCGACCTGGGATCCTGAACGAGTAGATCACTGTTCAAGCAGCCACCCGTATGCGGCTGCCGCCTGCTGCGGGACAACACCGTTGCCCAGGATCTTCAACTCCTGGGTGCGTGACAAACCCATGTCGCACACCCACCCCTCGGGCAGACCCATCATCCATTCCACGAACCGCGACGACAGCTTGCCGTCGGTTACTGGGGTGGGGGCGCATCGTCCACTGGCCCACTCCCATCGGGCGACGGCGGCGGCGTAGTCTCCCCAGGCATCGTCGCCGCTATGCAATCCGACAGTTCTCTCGACCTCTCCTTGTTGTTCCACCGCTCCGCGTCGCCTATCGACTGTGACGGGCGTCGCCCCAGCCACGCCGTCGGCGTCGGCAACAGACGCTGCACCTCTATCGACAGCGACTTGCCGTGCCCGTTGCCGTTGCGATGCCTCTCCCTCTGCTCCGCCGTCCACGCATCCCACTTCTCCACCGTCTTGCCCGCCCCCATGTCGTTCACCACAGGCGTAGGCAACAGATGGGGTATGTCCCACAGGTTCGACCCCATCTTCGAGTTGCGATGCACGTCGGGCGTCACCCCATGCTTCGCTGCCTGCGCCGTCGGCGTGGGCAACAGCGAGATCGGGGTCCGCGCTATCGCATTCTCCAGATTCTGCGGCTTGTCCAACGGCCTGAGCCACGGCCTGCTGTTCCTCGCGTCGCCCATCGCTGCCCGTGGTGTGGGCAACCGCGAACCATCGGTCGCGTCGATGACAGGCACCCACAGACTGGTCGGCTCGTATACATGCCCATTTTGCATCGAAGCCTCCTTCGGCCAACGCATCGAGGACTTGCCCGAACGCTTCACCCTTGTTTGCACTAAGCAGGCCGCGCACGTTCTCCATGAAGATCCATTGTGCGCCTGCTCGTCTTGCCACAGTGACGACATCTCTGATCAACCACCTCTCATCGTGGACCCCCGCACCCTTGCCGGCATGCGATACCGGCTGGCACGGGAACCCCGCTGTCACAACGTCGACCTCGGGAGAGTCAACGATCTGGGTCAGGTCACCCAGGTTTGGTACCCTGAACCGTGCATCCAACACGGCAGAGGCATGCTTGTCTGTCTCAGCCACCCACACCAGTTCGGTGTCGATGCCTGCCAGTTGCAGCCCTAGTTCGAGGCCGCCGTATCCTGCACACAACGCTCCAACTCTTAGGCTCATCGTCCCATCTTGCTGCCGGCATCATCGACCAGTTTGCGTAACTGCTGCTCGCCCTGCGGGCCGCGGGCAGCGAACTTCTGCCCCCATTTCAGGTCGCACTGTCGGGTCCATTC